GAAAGGTTGAAATATGAATAGACTGAAAAAATTGCGAAAACAAAATCACTACACTCTACAAAACATTGCGGATGCTATTGGTGTGTCAAATGGTGCAGTTGCAAACTATGAAAATGAAAAGCGTGAGCCAAATATAGCAACGCTAATTGAATTGGCTAATTACTTTGATGTATCAGTTGACTATCTAATAGGAAAAGAACCAATGAAAATTGAACAACAAATTGACCCACCAGAAGATGAAATCTGGGGTCACACACTATACGGCGAAGAAATTTTAGTTGGTGAGACAGACATTCGAGAGACGATTGACGGCGAATATATGAAGCCTGATGAGTTTGAACGATACGCTTATGACACCAGCACACCAGTCGATACGGAGGCGCACAGAAATGAATTTATATGATTTAACGAGCAATTGGCAACAAGTCTATGACATGGACATAGATGAAGAAACGTGGCGAGATACGCTTGACGCAATTGACGAAAGCATCACTGATAAGGCTAACAGTATCGGGTTCATTATCCAAAATCTGAATGCTGATATTGAGAACTATAAACGTGAAGAAAAGCGTTTAGCAAGCAAACGGCGTTCCGCTGAAAACAAGGTTAAGGGCTTGAAAGCTTACTTACAAGACAACATGGAGCGATTAGATCGCAAACAACTTAAAACTGACCTATTCAACTTCAATATTCAAAATAATCCAGCAGGAACGAATATCACGGATGAACAGTTAATCCCTAGCAAGTATTACGAGACTGAAACGGTCAAAAAGTACGATAAGCGAGCTATGCTGGACGATTTGAAAGCGGGTCAAGTAATTGCAGGGGTTGAGTTAAAACAAGCACAATCGCTTCGTATTCGATGATTAAGAAAGGGGAATAATTTGAAATTCTATCAAGCAGGCGAAATACCTAGTGTAGGAAATATGTATTTCGTTTATGGCGGAAAAGGCACTGGTAAAACAAGACTTTCTAAGCAATTGAAAGGTCGTAAATTGTTATTAAGTTTTGATGGTTCAACTAATGCAATTGCCGATACAAATGATATTAGAGTAGTGGCCTTTCAAAAATCAGATGCACCAATAATTCAAAAATCAGTTGAATATTGGTTAGAAAAACTTTTATATACAACTGACGATAAAGGCAAGCGAGTATTATCAAAAGAATTTGACGCACTAATTATCGACAATGTGACTGCCTTGCAAAACTGGGTTATCTCAAACATTGAGAATGCTAGTAAGGATGGTAGGCAAAACTGGAACTTGGTTCAACAATGGTTTAGAGATTTAGGCATGTGGTTACGTGAAACAGATTTGCCAGTGTTGGCAACTGCTCACGAACTGAAAACTGATCTAACTAATCAACTTGGGCAACCGTTGTATAAACCTGATATGAACGATAAAACGTTCAATGCTTTCGCAGCACCATTTGATGTAGTGGGTTATATCTCCATTAAGAATGGTGAACGCATTATCGACTTAGACCCAGAAGCAGGTAATCAAGGGGCTAATCGACTAGATGAACGAAAAACAACAACAACTTCAGAACTAATCAAATAAAAAAGAAAAAACGGAGATTATATATCATGGCTTTTATTTTTAACTCAAACGACATCCAACGCAGCGCAACTTCAAAGTCACTAGCATTTGGTGGTGATTACTTAGTAAAGATTAAGCAAGCAGATTATTACGGAAAAGAAACTGTTAAGTCTCTCAAGACATACGGATCAGAAAAATTCCGAGTGGTTTTCGAGGTACTAGACGGCACGCAGCAAGGCGCAACGTTCTCACACTTCTTCCTAGATGATTCAGGCGTAAAAGAATATACACCGTTCCGTTACCGTGAAATCAACGCAATGTTGGCAGGTATCGGTGGTATTCAAGATGGTGTGTCATTTGAGCTTGCTAATGTCGGACAATTCTTACCTGAAAAAATTTTAGCAGTTCGAGTTGAAGAGTTTAAAAAGCGTGTATTAGACAATGGAAATACCGTATACAACCCAGTTGTTTCAAACTTCGGTGAGCCAATTCAAAAGTCAGTGCCAAACGAAAATAACCCACGTCCAAAGATGGAAAAGAAAGAAGATAAAGAAATTACGTTAGATGACACTCCTGATTTCAATGATCTAACGAACCCATTTAACTAAGCTATGTATGCATTCAAAAAATCGGGTATCTATGACGATTACGATGTGGTTGATGAACTAGATGTGATTGCTTATGTTGAGAGTTTGCCTCAAAAGCACGAGCCGATTGAAGATGTTGATGAATTTAAAAAAATATCAGCGCAATATTTCACACCATCAAATTTAAAAGATGGTTTGAGACGTGCTAACAGTAACGTTGCCGACATTCAAGGAATCGTGTTCGACCTAGACTACGTGATTGATTTGTCAGAATTTCAAAATGACTTTTATCAGTTTGCTATCAACTCACAACTCGAAATCTACACATGGTTGACACCTTCTGCTATTGCAAGCAATGGAAAGCACACAAACGGCAGTCGGTTGTTCATACCGCTTGAAACGGCAATCAATCCACGATTATTAGCAAAAGCAGTTGATGAGTTGATTGTAGAATTAGCAACCCAAGGTTTCAACTTATTAAGTTATGGCGTAGACATTACCGCTTCCAAGACTATTGGTAGATTGATGGGGCTTCCACTTCAAAAGGAAAACACAATCGTGCCATGGGACATTGAATCGACCCATAGATATACCGTAAAAGCAAAAATAATAGATAGTGGTTTCGTGCCACTTTTAGAAACAAACACATTCGGATTTGATAACGGAAATGACCAGCAAAACTTAGAAACGTTTATTGCTAGATATTGTGAAAAGCACCAAATAACATTCAATGTTGGTGAACGTGATAATAATCTAACCAAACTAATTGGAGCAATAAGTAAAGCATTTAGTGACGTAGATGATAGCGAATTATTGAGTGCTATGGAAGCCACTGGCATTTCGTCGTTATTGGACAATCCTGAAAAAGATATTTTGAGAAAAACAAGGAGGTTAATGAAAAAGTGATTGATGATAAACCACGTTTACGTTCAGTTGATGCGTTTAATCGGGTTGAAATACCGCACACATTGGATGACGTTTATGAAAAAGGTATGGACACAAGTTTGAAAGATAATTTTGACTGGTTGGAAACAAGAGTTGTGAACCGCTCAAAAGACGGAATGAAAGGGGATATTAAGTACAAAATATCATCCGTTTCAAAGTTCGCAAGGTGGTTGATTAAGTTTGACGACTACGTTGTTAAAAATGATTGGGGCTATAAGTGGAATGGCAATTATTGGGATCGCATCAAGGTTAAAGATGTGCAAAACATGATAGACGTTTCAATTGTAGCAATTGCAGATGAACTGAAACTAGCAACCAACAAGAAGAGAGAGTTGCAAAAAGATGTTAAGACTTACTTGTTAGAAGTGTCTCAAACGTTTGATGATAGCGTGAAACCTGATTATATTGCTTTCAAAGAATGGACACTTGACGTCACGACTAACATTTTCAGCAAGCCTGATAAAGATAAAAATATCATTGGTGGTTTCAACTTCCTGCCAGTTCCAAACGAAACACCTGAAACTTGGGTAGCTTATTCAAAATACATGTTTGGAGAAAATAGCGACTTCTTTTGGGCATGGTTAGGTTATGCCTTTCAAAACGATATGAGTTGGCGTCAAGGTGCATTGTTCCTACTAGATCCAATTGGTGGTACGGGTAAAACTCATTTCATTACGAAAATAACACAAGCCATGTTTGGTGAGAAACGTGTTGGTGCATTCAAACTAGAAAGTTTACAAGGAAATGAAGCTAAGTTCCAAACTGCTCGTTTTGTCGACAAATCATTGATGATTGATGACGATGCAACCAAAGTTAGATTTAATCGAGATGACGTATTCAAAGCTGTTACAGGTGGAGGACTAACACCTATCGAGCATAAAGGTATTGATGGTAGTGAGTATTTAATTACGGCAAAGATGATCATCAATGTAAATGAAATGCCTATCTTCAATAATGCAGGAGCAATTAAGAGGCGTTTGCACATAATCAAAACGCAAGCTCCTTTTGCGAGCTTTGAAGAGATTAAAAAGCGCAACAAGTTGTTCCCAGAAGATAAGTTAAACGAAGAAAAATCAATGTTAGCAACTTACGCTATTGAAATGTTTCAAAAGGCAGTCCGTGAAGACTGGCATATTAAAAATGACATTGTTGATGACATTGTCGCTACTGATCCATTTGTTCTTTGGTTTAGCGAACACGAAAAAGGAACGTTTAAATTTAATGAACTTTACAAAGATTTCAACGCTTACTTTGAAGATTTGAGTTTAGGGGAAGAAAGCGCACCAATGAGTAAAAATGCATTTGGTCGCAAGATGACGAATTACGCTACCAAAGTCAATAAAATGGACGGAAAATACTACCAAATTAAATAATGACTGATTTATTACCAATTATTACAGATTGAATGACCGATTACACCCAAACATATAGGCGTTATTACAGATATTACTAATTATTTTTCTTTATTATATTAATACTAAAAAAGTAAAAAAATAGTATATATAAAGAGGAAATCGCATAAACGGTAATTCGACCTAAATCCCTTGGGAGAGTAAGTGTGGGTGCAGTTTACAATCAGTAATAGAACGGTCATAAACGGTCATAAGGTCATAAAAATGAACAAAATATTTGAAGCAAAAATAGAACTGCCTGTTAAGTTTTCGTCAGGTAATCAAATTGAACAGGGCAAAGGTAGGATATATCGTTCTAAAAAGTACCACACTTACCATGATTATTTAAAAGCTAGTTTAGAAGATGTATTGGATGAAGTAGAACCAACAATAACAGGTGGCGTCGCTTACTGGTTGAGAACGATGTTCATTTATCCAATTCCTAAGTCGTTAGTAGCAAGCAAAAAGAAGATGATTGAGTTTAATTCAAGTCGCATATTACCTATCACTAGGGGAACAATTGATTTGGATAATTCAGCCAAGGGTACAAATGATGTTTTGCAAGAAGTGCTTGGGTTTGATGATAGTCAAATTGTGAGTGAGGAGTTACATAAACGATATTGGCTAGGCGATACCTATGTATTGAAGTTGGAACTATATGAAGTCCCGAGTGGCATGGAGATTGAATTTTATGATTGATAGGAAAAAACAAAAACGACTATACGATAAATTTGTCGTTAGGTATGAACAAGGTTGGGGACTGGATAAGATAGCCAACGCTTTGGGCATAGATGAAACTGAATTAGCTGGCAATGGTTATTTAGGAAGATTAAACCGTGAAATGGCAAGTGAACAGCGGGGCCATAAGATTGACCGCAAATTAATGTATGAGTTGATTCACTTATTAGAAAAGCGTTATCACGTTGGAAAACATGTTGATATTGACGGTGTTAGAAGTTACATCATTCGATTCGATGACAGAACGATACCAAATGATGATCCTGATTTTATCAGATTACAAAAAGTGGTTCACGCTAATCACTAGAACAAACAGCCGAGGGTGAAAAGACTGAAAGCCCGTCTAAAAATGAGAAATATTTTTAAGATTTCAGTAGTAATTGCCTTTGTATTAGGCGGAATATTCTTAATTAAATCAGCGGTAGATGCTTATAAGCAACCACACGTTAGATCTGGTGAGATAACTAATTTATATGTAAAAAACAAGCGTGATGATAGTGATTTTTTTATCGTGCTAAACGATGATGAGGTCATCAAAAATGATGATAGCTTTCTATTTGGTAAGTTCAACAGTGCTGATATTCAAGCCAAATTATCTGTAGGCGACAAGGTGAACATAAAAACAGCTGGCTTTAGAAACAACCTATTTAGTCAGTATGAAAATTTAGTGTCTGTTAAGAAAGCAGGTAATGGCAAGTGAAACATGAAATTGATGACATCATTGCTGTCACTAGAAATTTACAACTCATCCAAAGCGATTTTGAGCTCATGGAAACTATGACGCATCAAAAAGATGATTTTAAATTGCAGCGGCAAACGCTGTTTAATGAAATTTGGGATTTTTTAGGAGTAGAGGCTAATGACAAAGCTTACACAGCTGAATGAATTCGCTGAAAGCCGTGGCTATCGTGACTGGATCGAATTTAAGGCGTATGAAGAACCTGAAACGGTGCAAGAAGCACGCAAGATGATTGAGAGGGGCTATTAATGGATAACGAAGATGAAAATGGTGGTCACGGATATATGGAATTTGGCAGCATAGGCAGTGCTGTCGTGCAGGTATTTCGTGCAGATGATAATGACGGAGGTGAAGTTTATGAGTGATAAATATGTGGTGTCGCAGGAGTTTATGGATGAGTTGGAAGAGTGGAAACAACAAGGAAATACTGAGGAATATTTGGTTGGCTGGTATGACATATCAGTGTTACCAGATGACGTTAAACGTTGGTGGACCTACCCAGAAATAAACAATTTCGAAACTAACAACCGCCTAATCGCAATCATTCGTTGGGTGAACGGTGAAGATGTATTTGAAGTTGATAAACCTAAGAAGTGGGTTGTGAGAAGTAAAGAACCACAAGGCAGTGTAGATGGTAAGCCACTTTATGGATGGTTTGTTGATGAGTATACAGTAGAACTAGAAGCAACTATGCCACCTTATGTCGACCGTTTCAACACCCGTGAAGAAGCCGAGAGTTGGGCTAATTCGCATCAGGAAGTTGTTGAGGTGGAAGAATAATGAGAGAGATTAAATTTAGAGCATGGGACAAAGCATTAAAAATTATGGGTCGGGTAGTTGAGTTATCGTTTGCTGACAACGGCAAGGTTTTTAAACCAGCTGTTGCCCGTGTTCAAAATTTACGTGACTTTGGTCAGGTGGAGCACTATGTCACGTCTGACGAAATTGAGAACCAACTTTATATTGAACAGTACACGGGACTCAAAGACAAAAACGGTGTTGAAATTTATGAAGGCGATATTATTCAGACTAATGAAAGTTTAGTACAGACCGTTGTAGGGATTACACCAATTTACATTAACGAAAATATCTATACATTAGTACAAGCAACAAAATCATTGTCTGGTGAAATTTTCATTCTTGATAATAGTGATGTTGTGATTGGTAATATCCACGAGAACCAAGAGTTGTTGGAGGTTGATTAGTGATGATATATGACGCTGTAAAGCACCCTAAGCACTATTTATTGAGTGATGGTACAGAAGTGAAAGACCATATCAATAGTATCGTAGGGGACATGCTAGGACGTTCAGCATGGAAAGCTGCTAATGTGATTAAGTACGTGGCACGAGCTGATAAAAAGAATGGCTTAGAAGATTTAAAAAAGGCACGTGAATATATTGACATGTTAATTGAGGATAAAGAAAAATGCACAAAAATTATGAAACACCAAAATATGTCGTTTCTAACACGCTTGCGAGAGATATTGACGGTAAAGCACTAGTTACGGCAAGCGGAAACGATTTAGAAGAATTATTGAGTGCTTATCACGGCAAGGCGTATCAGATTATGAAAGTTAAATCATTGAGTGATCGGGAGGAATGGTAATGACGTTTGATGAAGTGGTTGAAATTATTTGGGGCAACATATTGGGCATAGATGCATCTGATGAACCAGGTAAGAAAGATTTTATTATTAAAGACGATATGGTTGCTACTGGTCGTGAAGGTTTGACTTTTTTAATTATGGAATTAAAAGACACTTATGCACCAACTATTGAGATGACGCATTACGAAAAGCAAGTATTTGACAGCTGGTTAAAGGAAGATGATTTTGATACACCTTTTTCTGGTTTCCTACACCATCTAGGTGAATTAGGTGGATATGAAGATAGAGGATTATTCTTAGATTTATCAGAAAAAGATTTAATGCAAGCGTGGTTGCATCCAGAAACGATTAAAGTAGTTGACTAAAAGGGAGATTAGATTAATGAGTTATTTAAAGTGGTTAGGAACAGAATTAAAGAGTATTAATACAGCTGGTGGTGTGATGTTGGCATTTATTGTCGGCGTACAATTAGCATTCTACTTGTCAGCACCGATTACAGGGCTATCAACGATTACACTGGTGGCAACTTTGGTTGGTTCAGCATGTACTGTTTATATGTCACTTGGAAAGCCAATTAATGGACTGCTAGGACTAATCAGTGCGATTGGGTTCATCTACATTAATTGGACCGCAGGACACTATGCGAGTGTGTTAGATCAATTAGTATTTATTGCATTGATTGACCTGCCGTTAATCTTCACGTGGAAAACGTGGGGACACAAAGTTGAAAATGGTGTGAAGTTCTTAACTAAAACAGGTTGGCTATTAACAATTGCTTTCATCTTAATCGCTTGGTACCCGATGATGTTGGCTTATCAAACATTAGGCGATACTAATCCACTTTGGGACAGCATCGTGTTGATTATTGGAGCAATGGCTAGTTTGTATGTATTCAAAGGTTACGGCGATAGCTACACACTTTGGTTGGCATCTGATGCCGTTAATATTCTGCTATGGGTATCAGCGCTATTTGCAGGATATTCAGCAAGTTCACTGCCAATGCTACTAACTATGAGCTTCTACCTTGCAACAGCCTTATATGGTCGTTTCTGGAGCATTTGGCGAGGTAATAAGTAAATGGATAAGTTAATCGTATTAGTGTTCTTTCTGATGCTTATAGCGATTGCTTTAATGGGGTATTGGTTGGTATGAGAACTTACTATTTTTTTAAAGGAAAAGACGGTTGGTTTCGAGATAGTTATACGCAAGCAGGAGATTTGGTTTGGGTGCAAGTAACTGATATTAAAAAAGCCTATCGAGTATCTAGTGCGTGGTTGATTAAGCACATGGTATCAGATGAACTATCTGGTTATGAGTATCAAGTTGAAAGGCGCAATCGTAAGTATGAACTGATTGAGGAGTAGGCATGGCAGATAAATTGGATAAGCTATTGAGTGATTACTTCACAGGTGTTTTAGATGCCAACATTAAATTACGTAGAGCAGAATTGAAATATTTTAGTAAGCATGTACCAGATGAAAATATCGGTGGCGGACGTAAACAGAATGATTATAGTAATCCAATTGAGTTGTCTATGATCCGTGAAGAAGATGATGACGAGTTGAGCGCTTGGATTTGGCAAAAGGAAATCATTGATATGTGGTATGAATTAACAGTTGAACCGCAACGAACAATAT